ACCCTTGTCGGTGATGATCTCGACGCCCGTAGCGGTCTGGTTCAGCGCCTTGGAGTCGTTCCCTTGGGAATACCGCGTCCAGCCCGTGGACTGCTCAAGGTTCTGCTCCTGCCACTCCATCATGGCGGCAGACTCACCCATGTTGCCCTTGCCTTGGTCCAGGCGACCGACTGCACCCTGATTCTTGATCCGGACCACGCCGCCAGGGCGAGAGGTCAGCAGATCATCCAGGTTGACCTGACCGTCAACAGCGAAGTAGCGCCCGTTGACCTCAAGATAGATGTTGTCCAGTTGAGCACGAAGAATCTCCGTCTTCGTCTTCTGGCTCTGCATCCCAAGGTCAGCGATCGACAGACCGTAGAACTTGTGCGGCAGAGGCACAGCACAAGCCGAGATGAACGGGGCGCAGTCAACCTCTTCGTCGTCCAGAAGCTGATTGCCAGCAACAACGACCTTGCGAAGCTCAGCGATTCCGTCACCATCCCGGTCACAGCGGATATAGCACTCGCTCACCCAGACGACACGCTGCGACTCATCGCCGGACGCGTTGTCCGTGATGTACGCCATCTCGTCGTCGTAGCTGTACCGCTCGATGCGCTCCATGTTCATGGTCGCGTTTGCATCGTCGGTCGTGCCGATCTGGTCGATCTTCGAGGCTGGATAGCCCATCGACCGCAGTTCAGACATCGTGCGCGGAACCTGGTGAGCGCAGAAAGAAGCCGTCTTGATGGACTTACCCTTGCGGCTGATCTTGAACTCCTCCGGGGGAACGTTCTCGACCATCAAGCGCCCGCCCTTCATGGAGCGCTTGAATGCCACGTCATACAGCATGGCAGGAGGTTGCGCCTCGATCTGAGCCAACTGCTGTTGCATCTGCTGCACAGCCATCTGAGCCTGCTTGTTGCCCTGCTGCGCTGCTTGCTGCGCCTGGGCGAGCTGCTGCGTCATCTGCTCGACAGCCTGAGCGCGAGCCTTCGCGTCTTCCTCGTCGGGATAGGTCAGTTGCTCGATCGGCTCGACCTCCTCATCATCGAGGATCTGAGCCAGTTCAACCTCGGTCAGGCCGCGATACTCTTCCCGCTTCTCCTCGGCCCGAGTGTCCCACCACACCTTAACAATGCCGTTCTTCTGCAGCAAGGCGTCAAAGATCCAGTTGGAAGCGATCTCGTACCCGTCGTTCTGCTTCATGAACAGGTAGTTGACGTAATTGGTCGCGTCCTGCGCCTTCTTCTCGTCACCCTGCTTGGCAGCCTCGAACTCGACCGCAGCATCCCCGCCAACGAACTTCGCCACCAACTGGGGCAGCATCGAGAGGATCGTGTTGCGAACGTCCGTGGAAACAGCCTTGGACCGGCCATCCACCTCGGGAGGGGCAAGGTCGCCAGTAGCTTCACCGAGGAAGTACTGCATGGCCTTGCGACGCTGATCCGCAAGCTTCCCGCCGTCATAGGCAATGGACGCACGAAGCTCTTGGCTTACTAGGGCCTTGAGTTCGTCATCAGACAGTGGGGAGGGTTTTGCCATTGTTCGGGTCGCTTCTCAGCGATGCCTTTTCAGTTGTTTAGGATGCCCAATCGGGGGACAGTTGCGTATCCAGCCATGCCTTCAGGTAGTCAAACTCACTGCGAGCCTTCTGGGCGTTGGCCCTGGCCTCGTCCAGTTGCGTGCGAGCATCAGCCAACCTTTGGTCGGCCTCAGCGACAAGATCACGCCTGCGGTCCAACTCGTCCCTGACTAGCTGTTGAAGGATGTTCATGGTTAGCCGTTGTTCAGTTTGGGGTACTTCAGAGCACCACCCCAGTCGTCGTTGGACATCTGATCCACAGCCATCCCGACGTACCGGAACATGTCCGCATCGTGGCTGTACTGGTCGTGCAATGGAGCACCAGGCTCCCGCGTCTTCTCATTGATGGAGCGCTGATACCGCTTCAGGCTCTCCAGCAGTTCAGGGCATTTGTCCTGATCGAAGTACACCCGAGGGAACAGCAATCGAGCCGCCTTGATGCCCTCCTCGACATCGAGCAAGGGCAGCACTACGACATTGCGCTTCATCGCCTGCAGAGCCTCTTCCGTGCTCTTGCCGGTCTGCATGTTCCTGGCCCGGCCATCGTGGGGGATGTAGTCAGTACCCCAGCGATAGGGCTTCTTCTCAAGCTCGGCAACGTACCAATCCAAGGTCCGATGACTGTTCTTCAGGTGGTCGATGAACCGAACCTCAGCGCCTGACCGCTGCACCATGCCGATCGACATCGCATCATTCCAGCCAAGATCCCAGACCGTGTGGACCTTGAGCAACGGGTCATACGGAACAAGCCGGACCCGCTTCTCTTCATACAGCCGCTCGATCTCGAAACGGTAGATCGCACCCTCAGACACCCGCTTGGGGGCACCATCCCAGATGTTTGGGTAGTTGTCAGGGTCTCGCCTCAGCGTGTCCTGCCGCTCCATCTCAAGCTCCGGACCAAACCATGGGTTGTCCTTCCAGTTCATCTGCGTGACGAACGCACCCGGTGAGGCATGGACGACAAACCGTTGATAGGTCTCGTCCGTCTCCATGTCCGGGTTGAACGTGATCCAGATCTCAGAACCAGCCTTGCGGATGGTCGGGGTCAGGATGTCCCACGATCGTTTCGTGACCGTCTGCGCCTCTTCAATCCAGCAGATGTCGCAGCCCTCAAAGGACTTGATCGATTCCACAGTGTGTTGAGCAAGGCCAGCGAACAGGAACAGACTTCCGTTCTTTCCTCGAATCTCTGTCTCCAGAACGTCGAAGAAAGCACCCAGGCCCATCGCCTGGATCTGGTCATTCAGGAGCCGATGAACCGAGTCCTTGATCGACTTCTGCACTTCCCGGGCACACAGCACCCGCAGGGGCTTCTGAGCGGACAGGATGAGCAAAGCGCGGGCGAACCCCCACGACTTGCCAGACCCACGCCCACCGTGAACCACCTTCAGCCGGTTCGGCGTGAACAGCGGCTGGAGCTTCTCCGGAAGCTGAACGTTCACTTGACACCGACGAACTGCACTGCGAGGTTGTGATCGATCGGGCCGCCACCCTCCCCCGTGTGCTCGATGGCAGCCAGCTTGGGATGAATGTACGGCGCAGCATCCTTGGCAAAGCTTGCAGCCTTCTCCAAGTCACCCGACTCCCGGAAGCTGTTCATAGCCTCAAGCATCACCTCAAGTGGAGTGATCCCGGCAGCAGCAGCCATGTCTGCAATCGCACGCGTCTTCTGCGTGGCAGACCCAGCCTTGCGGCCAGCGCCTTTGCGGGCACCTCCCCGCTTTGATTGGGTTTGATTGTTTTCAGACATGTTTGATTTCGAGTGCCCTTGCAGGCTTGTTCGAGCAAAAGAAAGCCGCCCGATCTTCCGAAGGGGCGGCGTGAAGGGTTAGCGACTGCCAACCAAGGAGAAGGGGTGCCGGGTCAGATCCTTTAGCTACAGCACATCAAAGATGAAGATCTGCCCGGCGAATCTCAGCATTTCGTTCCAGAGCCGTGCGTGATTGGCCCAACTAGATAGGCTGCCTGCGACTGGTTCCCGCCAAAGGTCTGCATGTTCGGGTTGACCTGATTCAGGGCGCCGAGGTTCTTCTGCTTCTGCACCTGCTCGTTGAGCCAGAAATAGGCGTTCTTTGCCTCCGCGACGCTTCCAGAGCAGAGGCGCAGGCACTCCATGCGAAGCAACTGGTCGGCGTTCAGGTTTGTGGGTTCCATCATTGGTCCTTTGGATAGTTGGTTGGTTCGGAAATGCAAAAAGCCGCCTGGATTGCTCCGAAGCGGCTTTTTCAGGGGGCACTTACCCCACCGATGCGCAGCATATAGCAAAAAGTTCTGTTCTGCAACTACATGACTCCAGCACTCATGAGCCTGCGCGTGAGCTGGTTCCGAGCCTCGGCAATGACGGTTCCACGCTCCAACGGATCAGCCGGCAGCCTTGGACTTAGCCAAACTGACCTACCCGTGTACAGGTTCCGGGCCAGCACGTAGATAGCTGCTCGGTGCGGGTCTTGCATTTCAGACACATGGAAGTCGATCGATTCGAGAGTTGTCC